ACTTTAATAACTTAGCAACAACCGCTGGCAAGCTTCGTGAAAACCGAGCTACTAATTTGGTAGGCTATATGTCGCCTACTGTCGCCGCAAAGCTAGGTTCTAAAGGGGCTAACGGCTCATTCCTTCCCCCAGCTATTTTGGAACCAATGTATAAAGATTCGCAAATTGGGCGTTTCGCAAACGTTCAATGGAAAGAATCAAAGATGCCCGTGTTAACTGTTGCAACTGCGAACGTCATGAATGACAAATGGGCAATCGTCACTAACGGAGTAGATGGCTCCGCAGGGACTATCACACTTAACAAAGGTACTGCTGATTCAGAAATCTCTGCTTCTAATGTGATTAAAAAAGGTTCTGTATTTACAATTGCTGGCGTTTATGCCAAAGACGTGTTGGGAAAAAATACAACTAATCTCAAGGCTTTCGTTGTGCAAGAAGATGCAACAGGTACATCGTCAAAAACGATTACGCTCAAAGTTGGTGCGTTCTCAAACACTGGAGCTCACGCCAATGTCAGCGCCATGCCAGCAGCTACTAACAATCCAACTCCTGTTAACTGCGGTGCGGCAAAAACATATTCTGTTGTTTTCGTTTTCGAAAAAGGGAATATCGAGTATGATCCTGTCGAACTAAACACCGCTGGTTTTGAATCCGTTTCTGTTTCTGGGATCGATTCCAAAATCAAAACAACTGCATTAGTTAGTGGCGACATCAACACGCTAACAGCAAAGTATCGAATTGATTCGGCCTTTGTAACTGGCGGTATTGATGACCGTAGAGCCGCTCTATTGTTTGTAGGAATCTGATAATTAAGTTGTACATATAGACTTAATTTATCTATATTATTTATTAACCCTACCTGTCTGGGTAAAAGGCAGTGCGAAGAGTTTTTTTTCGTGCTGTCTTTTTTTTATTAGGATTAAAATGACAATAAGAGATATCATTACATTAATAGCGGCAGACATTAACTACACGAGCGGAAACAATTCCGTCGGGTTAGAAGAAGCAAACCGAATTCTTTCATTGATGAATAGATGCATTAACATCTATAACACGCAAGGGCTACTGTCTTTCAATTATCACAGCGAAACACCACAAAAAATAAATGGAAATTACTTTGTAAGTAACGGAATAGATGTTGCTGCGTTGTATGTATTATGCAATTCAAGCAAGCTACGCATAAAGCAAGTACAACTAACATCTCTTTATGAGCTTACTAATAGTGGTGTGATGCCATCACTATTTTCTATAAAAAGAAATATAGATGTAAATGGTGTTCGAATGATTCAACTTTTCTTTGATACAAAAAATGTTGCGTATGAATTAGAAGCCGTTATAAAAGAAGACTTGCCTGCATTTAATTTGAACGACGAATTTACGCTGCCCCCAGAATATCAAAACCTTTTAATTAGTGACGTTCAATTACGCTTACTTGTGAATGATGATATTTCCCCAAGCTCGTTACTTTATATAGAAAAGAAAAGAGAATTTGAAGAAGTAAAAAAATTAATTAAGGAAGCAAACTTCAAAAATTATGATTTTGGAGAATATGCAATAAGCAAGTTTGATAAGTTCAATGCAGGTTTGTTCCTATGAAAAAGCTTCTTAATTCATTTACTGGTGGATCGTCAAAGTACAAAGATTTAGATTTTCTTTCTCATGAAGAAAATTTTAATATGTTCCCAGAAACACTTGAGTCTAATGAGCATTATACAAATAAAGTTTTAAAAAGTCTTACTGGATCAAGAACGATATTATCACAATTAGGTGGATTTTGCCGAGGGCTATACATTGCATCAACAAGTCCGCTGACAAGCTATAACGCTGGAACCCCTTTGCTATATGGCGTTTATGGGTCGAAGGTTTATAGAATATATAATAATTTTTCTTATGATTATATAGGAGATGTTGCAGATAATAGTGAGCCTGTATCTTTTGCGGAGACAAGCGGTGTTCCTGCACATCTTTGTATCTGCTCATCTTTTAATATTTACACTATTAATTTAGAGACTGAAAGTTCGTTAGTATCTGTTGATGTAATGGAGTTGCCAAAAAAGGCTGGAGAGCTAACAAGCATAAGGCCGACAATGATCACGGCTTTGAATTATAGAATAATTTGTAATGATAAAGATAGTGATTACTTTTATTATTCAGAGCTTGGAAAGCCGAATGGCATTAATAACAATTACGCTTTCTACAAGTATATGACAAGATATACTTTCATAAAAAAGGACGGAACTTTAGTAACAGCAGACGATAATCAATACTACCCACCTTCAGAAGGTTCATATGTTGAAGGGACTTTAGTCACAGAAGATGTTTGGATGGGCTCGCTTAACTACATAAAAGCGGAGTTCAGAAGCGATAACATCGTTGCTATAAAAGCAATGGATGATTATCTATTTGTTATCGGGTATAGTTCTTATCAAGTATATAGGTGGCAAGATAATATCAACATTCCTTTTATAACATCTACAAAAAATAGTTCAATAGGATGTAAGGCACCATATAGTGTTTCATCAATTAATAACAAATTAATTTTTTTAGGTGCATCATCAGTAGGTACAAATGCAATTTGGGTAAGTGATGGGCAGGGAATAGAAAAGATTTCTTCAGCATGGATAGAAGAGCAAATAGAAAGCTTTACAAGAACAGATGATGCTTTCTCATTTTGTTATGTTGATGGGAAACATACATTTTACGTTATATCATTCCCTTCTGCTAATAGAACTTATTGTTATGACTTTGATGAAAATGAATGGCACACAAGAGCGACAAGAGACATCAACAACGAACAAAAATGTTGGTTTCCTGCGTTCGCTATAAAGTATTCTGACAAAATAATAATGGGTGCTTTCAATGAAGACAAATTAATTTATCTAGATAAAAATAAATATACAGATTACAACGACAAAGTAATAGAACGCTCAAGAACAACGGGAATAATAATAAACAATTTTAAAAAGATAATCATTCATTCTTTAGAAATAATTATTAATTCTGGAAAAACGAATGTAGAAAAAGAGTACGACGAGCAAATGAATGGGGCAACGCCTGAAGGGTACAATCCTAATGTAATGCTTATGACAAGCGTAGATGGGGGCTATACATGGGCTGGCGAAAAGTGGGCAAAGGCTGGGCGTATCGGAGAGTACAACTCAAGATGTGTTTTTAGAAATATCGGAAGGGCACAAAGAATTGCGTTCAAAGTAACGATGACAGACCCAGCCCCTTTTAGTATTTCTAAAGCTATTATTGATTATACAGAGTGCGGTAGATAAATGATAACAAGCAACGTAACAAATCCATATTCTTCCGAAACAAAAGACTTACTTCCGTTGGTATTAATAAAGAACGGCATGGTCGGACTTCTCCAATCAAATGGATTAGTTAATTTATCTACAATTAAAAAACTAAATCTTCCAAATGCTGTATATGACTACACATTAGACTTTAATTTTTATCAAAAAATAAACGGTGTTAATTTGTACCAAAGAACAAACAAAATTTATATTTGTAAGGAACAGACATCATTAGATATTTCATTAGTCGGCCTTGCGTTTATCCAAGCAAACTTAATTTTAAAACAATGAGGAAAAAAAATGTCAATAGGTAGTTCCATTAATAGCGCCATTTCAGGTGTTACAGATGCATTCGGGCTTACTAACGTAGAGAATACAAAAAAGGCGTATGATAAAGCACAGAGTATGTTACAAGATATTCTTGCGCAATCAGGACAAACATATAGCCAAATTTTGGAATCAATAAAAGGGACTGGCCGCAGTCTGCAAGATCAGCTGGGCGGATCTGCTTCAGTAAGCGATTGGATTAATAGCATTAAAGAGGCTGGCAATAAAGACTATTCAGTTGACTCATCGAAAGTAAGCGATTTTGATTGGGACAAAACAGTAAGCGATTACTTAGACCCCAATGCATCATATATGATCGACCAAGCGACACAAGCCGCACAAAACACATTAGCTGGCCAAGGTGGGCTATTCAGTGGTGGGGCAGGGCAGCAACTGCAAGCGGTTGCTAGCGATAAGGCAAGGGAGCTATACGGCGATGCTCAAGAACAAATGAATAAAGAAAAATCATTTGATTATAACAAGTTACTTGACGAGTTGAATATTGATGTAGGAAATGTAAATCGTGAACAAAATCAAGATGCGGCTTATAGTTCCAACTTGGGAAATATTGCTAGTGCTTATCAAACAGCAGTGAGAGACACACAAGAGGGCGTAAGCAACGCCCTATTATCTAAATTACAAAATGACTCTTCTATTCAGCAGGCATTAGCAAACATGGGCATTTCGGAAGCCTCTGCGACACCATTTTTGGGTTCGATATTAGACGATGTCATTGGTGTTTATTCCGCAGTAAAAGGAGGAGGAAAAAGATGACTGATTTTAATTTATTCAGATTTCAAAATCAATTAAACACAAAGCCTTTAGAAGAAGGTCTTGCGAGAGATTATGAAAATGCAGGCCGCTCTATTGGTGGCTTGATCGGATTAGGATTAAAGATAAAAGGGAATAAAGAAGCGGAACAAAAAAACGCTGCCCTCGAAAAAAATAAAAAAGACTTTTTACAATTTCTTGACAATTACGGTAACGGCTTAACAGATGAAGCTATTATGAGAGAAGGGAATAGATACGGATTCCCAGAAATTGCCGCTCAATTTGTAGAAGCCAGGTCAGGACGATTAAGCAGAGAAGAATCACTAAGAGCAAGAGCCGCCGCCGAAAAGGAAAGTAGAGACACAGGGAAAGCTATAGGAGAGAGCAATCGCTTAACATTGCAATCAAACATCCAAGACCTTGAAGACAACATAAACAATTTGACACTACAGATAAAGTCACGCTCTAAAGAATCGCAAGAGGCTAGGAATCTAGCGGCTAAAAGGAATGCTCTTAAAAAAAGAGCAAACGATATGAAGAAAAATTATGAAATAAAATTTGGTCCTTTTGAATCTAATTTAATTGACGATGATAAAATAGAAACAGATGATTCTGTATATGAAGAAATCGAAAGTATAGTAGATAGATTAAAAGATAACGATAGTTTTATTAAAGAATTTTCTGGGTTATCAGATACTTTTCAATCACTAGAAAAAGATGACGCATCAAAAACTTTAGATAAATTAAAGTTGTTTGAAAGTAAATTAGAAAAAAACAAGAGTGCGTTAAAAGATAGAAAGGATAAGGCTTATAAATCAATTGAAAACTTAAAAAACAAAACTGTAAAAGGTGGAAACGTAAGCAATAACCGATTTATTCTTGATGACATTGCAGCCTTGCATAAAGTTGTGTACGGTAAAAATCTATCAAGAAGCGAGGTAGTAAACACGTACAAACTAAACTTGGTTGAAGGAGAGGATTATTAATGTCAAAAGGTATATTTTATCCAATCGACTTCGGAGACAAAGAGAAAAAAATAGTTGAAAAAAACTATTCTAAAATCATAGAGCTTGATAGGCTTCTGCGTGATGGCTCTATTGACGAGAGTGAAGCCGCAAAAAATGAATTATTGAAAATGTTTGAAACTCGTTTTGTGAGTGATATTTTCGAGCCAGTTAAATATGCTGAAGAGATAGCGACAAGAAAAAGGAGAGATAGAGAGGAAGAAAGCCGCAAGTCATTAAAAGATGCTGGTGATAGAAAAACTCCATTGTTGACACCAGAGGACATTATAAAAGCATATAAGCCGATTGATGAAGAAGGCAATTTGTATGTAATGGCAAAGGCACCTAATGAAAGCGACAAGGCTTTTATCTCAAGACAAAAGGCCGCATTTAGCAACATGGGGTTACCTTGGAATACAGAAGCTAAAAGGCTTGTATCTTCTGTTATGCAAGATGCTGGAATAAAAGGGGCAAGAGCTAAAGTAGTTAGTGATTACGACAAAAGTTTGGGTGGGTTTGCTGCTTCATTTGTTATTCCAAGAACAAAAGAAAGTGTAGAAAAAGATATTTTGGAAGGCGGTGAAGGGAAAATAAAAAAAGGAGACCTGGCTCTTGATATCGGTGAAAACTTAGCACAAACAGCAGCTCCTTTTTCAAGACTGTTTAAAGGAGTGAAATATTCAAAAGCTATTCCAAGGACAGTTGGAAACGCATCTTTTGCCCCTGTTGTTTCCGAAATAGCAGATGCTTTGTATTACGATGAAAAAACAAATAAAGACCGTGCTAATCCATCTCTTTTTGATATCGTCACGGCGGCAGGATTAAATACAGCCGCTGATTACAAGGCAATGACAAGAGGAAGGCAAGCTATGAGAGAGGCTGGCATCCCTATTACAGGCTATTCAAGGAATTATTTAGGACAAAAAGAATTAAAAAGAATGA